CGCAACTTGGCGAACGGTGCCACTTTGCCCGGGCCCGCACGTGCGAGCATGCAACGAGCAAACAGCGTACAGAGCGTCGAATGCTTGGCGTCCGCGAGCAAACTGAGGCATTTTGCTCGCAACATCTGCTCGGGCGGGTGACCGGTGAGGCAAAGGCCAAACCGGTACAGCAATCGCCCGAGCTTCGGGCTCATGCCTCAGCTGCCATCTTCAAGCAACACTGGCAAGGCGGAGCAGAACTCGACGTTGTAGAGGCGCACCACGTCGCAGAGCGGCTCGCCCAGCTCTGACACGAATTCGTACTCGATGCCCAGCGACAGGCCCACCTCATGCAGGCACTCCGCAAAAGGACGACCAGTGCGCAGGCTGAGGATCGCAGCGCGGGTAATGATCTTCGAGTCGATGTCGGTGTTTTTGGTAATGGTGTCCAGGTCACCAGACCCGGTCGTGCCATCCACGCTGTACTCCAACCCCGCGCGCGAATATCCGTGTCGCTTCAGCCCCGCTTCGAGCAGCCGACTGCCTGCGCGCGGGCAACCCATGTCCTTCCACGTGGCGTTGCCGATCTGCAACAGGCGCCGCCCGGTGTGCGCGTCCCAGCGTTTGGCGTCCAAGGAGTAGGCGCGCCCCCGCAGCGCTACCCACCCGTCGTCGCCGCAAACCAGCGCGACTGGGTGCCCCTCGATGGCCAGCTGCATTGAGATGCGCATTGCCTCGGACTTCGTGCGGCTCAGCCCGTACACCACGTGGACGCCGTCACAAGTGCGTGTCCCGTTGGCACACTTGGCAAGCGCCCGCGGCAACGCCTTGAACCAGGGCCCCGCGGGCACCAGCGCGACGTCTCTCAGGGCCTGAATGCCCCGAGGAGTTTTGCCAGGCGCCGTTTGCTCCACCTTGATGAAGAAGCTGCGGAGCGTCGCCTCGTAGCGCTTAGGCCGCTCGCCCAACCTCGCCACGTCGTGGTTGACGGCCACGAATGGATCGCGCATCCACTCCTCGCGTGCCCGTTCCAACTGGGCGCGACGTGCCGGAGGGAAGTCGCGGAGCCACTCGTCGAATGGGACGGCGTCCACACGCATGCGGCGATAGATGGCGGCGTTGTATCGTTTGCTAAAAAGCGCGAACCTCTCCAACGCTAAAGGGTCCGGGGAAGGCGTGTCCATGCAGTGGCGGCCTTCCAAACACCA